ATTGGGGCCAGGGGCAGACATTAAGGGGATGGTACAGGATTCTAGCAAGGTTATGCCTAACCTACGCCAAGGCAACTATTTAGACGCTATGGGCAATATGGGCATGGCGGCGGCGGCTATTCCTATGATGGCTATACCGGGAACGGTTGCGGGCGTCAAAAAGGGCGTCCAGGGTATGCTCTCGCCCCAAGCAGAGCGTGTTGCGGCATTACGGGCAGAGGCCAACGCCGCTAGATTTGGTGAGGACGTAGCGCCAGTAAATACTGACTACAGAGGGCATCACACAGCACCCCTGAGAGAAGGCAAGAACACGCTAGATGATATGTCAGACATTTACCCCGATGATATTTACGACCCAAGCGTTGCGGGCAGATACTACGGCCACGGCGGCGATTCGGTAGGGATAGACAACAAATCAGCCGAGATTATATCCAAGGCAAGGGGCAATCCAGACGGCGAGATTGAGGTATTCAGGGCAGCGCCCAAAGGAACCAACGCCATAAATGACGGTGATTGGGTGACTGTAAACAAAGATTACGCAAAGGCTCACGGCGATTCATGGGTGGACAACGGTGAGTACGATATAGTGTCTAAAAAGGTTAAGGTTTCGGACTTAGCCACTGACGGTAACTCTATACACGAATTTGGCTATTCCCCCAAACTAGCTGACGACGCTGATAGTAAATTAGCAAGGGCTAAAGAACAAAATTGGGAGACAGACCAGCCTGTTTATCACGGAACAGGCGAGGACTTTAAGGAGTTTGACCCAGAGAGGTCTATAGGCGGGCAGTATTGGTCAACAACGAATAAGGCTGAAATAGACGCGGGCGAGGTCGGCGCTCAAGGTAAGGGGGTGGTAAAGGAAATGTACCACAAAATAAAAAACCCTGCCGGGTGGGATGAATACGACAAATACGGCGTTGATGAGTTAATTTCTCAGGGTTATGACGGAATAAAGCTACCGGACGGCAAGGGGCATTTTACTTATGTTGCTTTTGAACCTAACCAATATAGAGAAACTAAGGCAATGTTTGACCCCGCAAAAAAGACTAGCCGTAACTTACTAGCCGGGGCCGCTGGCCTTGGCGTAATCGCGCCGACACTTCTGCAAGATGATGAATATTTTTAACCCAAAACAACTTAATTTACTTATTGTAGCAATAATGCTATAATACAATCTTGGAACGCTGTGAAGCGTCCCATTTCCCAAGGTCTAAGACGACCAAGAAGGAGTTACTACAAAATGTCTGATACTGCAATAGTCGACGCTACTGTCGAAGTTGCCTCCCCAGAAACCCCTGCTGCCGTTGTGCAAAACGCTTTCGAGGCTCAAGAAGTGAGTGTTGTAAGTGATGCGGAAGCGAAGGAGTATTATGAGGATAATTCAACCCTAGTTCCAGAAGTTGAGGAGGCTCCAGAAGCCGACCCTGAGCTGGAGGAAATAGGCGAGGAGGTAGCGGATGAAACCGAGGAAGAACTAGAAGCTGACGCAGAAGAAGCGGAAGACGAAAGCGAATCCGAGGACGAAGTGGAAGAAGTTGAAGATTACGAACTTACTTTCGGGGGGAACAGTAAAAAGTTCCCTGCTGGCTCTATGACGCCAGAAATTGCCAAAGAACTGCAAAACTTTGGTGATAAAATGTATGCGGACTATACCCGCAAATCTCAAGCCAACGCCCAAACCCAGAAGACTTTAGCCTCCAAATCAGAAAGCGTGGAGAAGTTGATGGATTTGAACGGTGAGGCTTTGCAAACTTACTCAGTAGGCTTGCAACTGCGAAACGATATTCAGCAACTTCAATCGGTTGATTTAGATACTCTGTGGCAGTCTAACCCAGACCAAGCCCGTATTTATTCCGATAGCCTGGCTCAGAAGCAGGCTGAATTTCAAAACATTGTTTCCCTCGTAGATCAACAAGAGACAGCCCTAAACGAAGCGAAGCAGAGCCACTCTGTACGTCGCGGGCAAGAAGGCCGAAAAGCGTTGAACGAAAAAATCCAAGACTTTGAAACGAAAGTCGCGCCTAAAGTGGTCGACTACGTTATGGATTCTTATGGATGGGACAAAGCCACGGCGGAAAAGTGGGATCAAAACCCCGACATGACCGACATGGCTAGAAAGGCAATGTTATATGACCAATCGCAAGCCAAGATGCAGTCAGCGTCTAAAAAAACGGCTCCAAAGGCGAAGCCTGTAGCATCGATGAAAGCGAAAGGAAAAGGGGCCACAACCTCCGATCCTTCTAAAATGTCGATGGAACAGTTGTCTAAGCATTTGAAGCTCAAACCTTAATGTTTAATAATAGGAGTTAGTCAAAATGGCTAATACTACTTTAACAGCTGATATTATTGCGAAAGCCGCAGTACTACAGCTAGACAACAACCTCGTGATGGCGAAGAAAGTTTTTCGCGGTTATGAAGAAGAATTTTCAAAGTCAATCAATGGCTATGAAGTTGGTTCTTCCATTTCCGTTAAACGCCCAATGGACTTCACGGTTCGTGATGGCGCTGTAATGAGCGTACAAGACACTACCGAAGGCAAATTCACCATGAGCGTTGATAAGCGCAAAGGTATTGACTTCGAATTCTCTTCTCAAGAGCTTACCCTCTCGATTGGTGAATTGTCAGAGCGCGTTATCAAGCCAGCTATGATTCAGCTTGCTAACCAAATCGATTCCGATCTTCACGCTGAATATAAAAACGTGTCGAAATGGGTCGGAACTCCAGGCCAGACGATCAACAGCTTTGCTGATCTCGCTAAAGGCATGGAGCGTCTTGACGATATGGGTGTTCCTTCCGATGGCCGCTGTGCTGTTCTAAGCCCAGCAGATCATTGGGGCATGGTTGGTAATCTTACCGGCTTGTTCATTGAGCGCTCAGCCAATGAGGCTTATCGCAAAGGTAGCTTGGGCGAAGTTGGAGGCGTTGAACTTATGATGTCTCAAAACAACAAGACCCACACCGTTGGCATTAATACGGGAACTCCGTTGACCAATGGCGCGAACCAAGACGTCACTTACGCAGCATCAAAAGACACCAACACTCAGACTCTTATAACTGACGGTTGGACTTCTGGCGCTGTTACGTTGAACGCTGGTGACGTATTTACCATCGCGGGTATCTACGACGTCAACCCTGTGACCAAAGCAACTTTGGCTCACTTGAAGCAGTTTACTGTTGTTACGACCATCAGTGACACATCCGGTGCCATCACTCTTACGATGTCTCCTGCTGCTATCCAAACGGGCGCACACCAGACTGTTTCAGCTGATGTCGGCGATGGCCTTGCCATTACCGTTATGGGAACCGACAGCACTGGCTACAGCCAGAACTTGATGTTCACGGAAGGGGCATTTGCCTTGGTCAGTGTTCCTTTGGTATCTCCTCCAGGCGCAGTTGATGTATCGCGTCAGTCGTATAAAGGCACTAATGTTCGGGTCATTCCAGTTTATGACGGAACTAATGACGTCAGTAAGTGGCGTTTGGATGTTCTTTATGGTGTACAGACCATAGACGAGCGTCAGGCAGTTCGTGTTTCTGGTACTGCTTAACACAAATCATCGGGAGGGTGCAGAAGCCCTCCCGGTATTTTAAGGAGAAATAAAAATGGCCGCACAGCCAAAACCACGCAAGAAAAAAGGTAACTCCCTCATAAACGAGGTAGACGCGCCAGAAGTTGTAGAAGAGGTTGTCGCAGGCTCAGGTCGAACAGCAGGATACAAAGACGGCAAAGATTGTGTCGAGACTAAATCTTTCCCTGTCGGAAAACTACCATCGGGATGGAAAGATACGCCAGCGGGTTTGAAGAATTATTCTGACAATGAAAGAACTATTTTCCAAGAGGTTGATTAATGACGCTTTTATCTATTGCCAATTCAGTAGCCGACGAGACGAAAGGCCCACGTCCAGAGACAATTGCGTCTAACACAGACCCGGCGGCTCAGAATATCCTGCGTCTTATCAACAAAGTCGGTAAGCGCCTACAAAAAGCCTATGCCTGGAATATTATAACGAAAGAGGGAACCGTTACAGCTCCCGGCGTTGAAACGCTTATTGCTTCCGCCGCGCTGCCTTCTGACTTTGATCGGATTATCCCTGAAACTTTCTGGGATCGCGGTTCAAACAATCTTATCTCCGGGCCAATCAGCGCTGTCGAATGGCAGGGCTTGAAAGTGCAAACCTATTCCTCTCAAAATAAAAAATACAGATATAGAGGCGGTGATATTATTACTTCCCCTATTATTGATAGTGGTGTTACTTGCGCTTATGAGTATGTTTCTATTAATTGGTGCGATATAGCGGCAGGCTCAGGCGAAAAGGCTGCTTTCTCAATCGACACAGACGTTGCATTGATCGACGAAGAATTAATTGTCTACGGAGCCATTTTCGAGTGGCTCGACAGTGAAGGCCAGCCGAGTAACAACGCGGCACGTCAATACAAAGACCATTTTGATCTATTAGTTAAATCAGATGAGATGAGCGCAGACGTATTAGTTAGCGCAGATATATTCGCGCAAAATACTAGACACTTTACCGGCGACCCTAAAGCATCACGCGCATCTTATGGGGGTGATTTCTAAGTGGCTGAAGAACTTAATAGCGTAGCACGTATGCTTTTAGAGGGGCTTGCTAATACCCGTATAAACGGAAGTGGGTCTTATTCCGGCAAACAAGATTATGGCGGAGGTTTTTCTGGAAATAGCCTCAACATAGGCGGCGAAATGTCCACTAACATCCCTCTAGAAGAATACATGCTTCGGCTAAAAATGGGTGGCGGTGGCGGTAGATGGTCTACAACGTCGCCAGAAGAATTACGGCAATACGGCGTACCATCAAGAGAAAGCGGCACGTATGGTTCTGTCGGGTCAGTAGGGGCGGCGCTGGAAGACCAGTCTGGACGAAGCCTTGGATTTGAGTGGGAACCTGGCGACGATGAGAAATTTATGCTGCGCGGAAGGATACCTTTTTAATGGCTTCAACTTCCGCAGCTTTACCACCGCCAACAGGCGGATGGGACACACGAGAGTCAATAGCAGACACACCTGAAAATAGGGCCATCATCCTAGAAAATTGGTTTGCGGAAACCGACAAGGTTACAGTTCGCCGTGGTAGCTCTAGCCATGCAACAGGTATGACTGGCGCGGTGCAATCTCTGATCGAGTATATTCCATTAACGGGTGTCGGCGCTTTGTTCGCCGCTAACGGGGGGAATTTATATGACGTGTCGAGTTCTGGAGCAGTCGGGGCAGCAGTCGTTAGTGGTAAATCAAACGACAAGTGGCAGTTCGTCAATATCGGAACAACAGGCGGGCAATTCGTCAGGTGCTTCAACGGGGCTGACGCCTCTCTCTTATACAATGGCTCGACTTGGGCGACGACCGCGCTTACCGGATCTGGACTTACGGCGGCTAACCTTATATGGGGCAACCTCCACCAAAACAGGTTATGGGCAGGCGAAAAAGATAGTTTAGATGCCTGGTATTTAGGTGTTAATGATGTATCTGGTTCAATGACTAAATTCCCTCTTGGTGGCGTTGCTACTAAGGGCGGTTACATTATGGCGATGGGTACTTGGACACGTGATTCAGGCAGCGGACAAGATGACGTTGCTGTGTTTTTAACGAGCGAGGGCGAGGCAATAGTTTACGCAGGAACAAACCCTTCTTCAGCCACTAAGTGGTCGCTGATAGGTGTTTTTGCTATAGGAAAGCCAATCGGTCGCAGATGTATCGTTAAAGCAGGATCAGACATCATTTTAATGACCCAGGATGGCTTCGTGCCGCTTTCGGGTATACTTAGTATGGATAGATCGCAGAGCCGCCTAGTGGCCCTCTCTGACCAGATAGCCTCAGCGGTTAATACGGCGGTTCGGTCTTACGGTGACATTTTCGGGTGGCAACCCATTTTATATCCTAAAGGTATAATGCTGGTTTTCAATATCATGCAATCAGAAACGACTTCGCACCAATATGTATTTAATACGATTACAGGATCGCCATGCAAATTTACTGGCCTCGACGCCGTTTGCTGGGGAATGCTCAACGACAACCTTTATTTCGGCAAGGCTGACGGAACTGTTTCAAAGTTTGACGATGGAACTAGCGATTTAGGTGTGGCAATCGAGGCCGATGCACTCCAAGCGTTCTCGTATTTTAAATCAAGCCAATCTAATAAAGTATTCAAACTTGTTGAGCCTATTTTTGAGAGCGACGGCAACCCCAATGCTGCAATTGATCTTAACTTGGATTTTCAAGTTAAAACGCCGACAGGTGTTGCCGCGGCTTCCCCAACTAGATCAGGTATATGGGGTGTTTCAAATTGGGGAGTCGGTATCTGGGGGACGGCAGGTCAAGTTTACAGGGGGTGGCGTGGCGTTCGAGGCAAAGGGCGATCTGCTTCTCTACGAATCCGAATAAACACATCAACGGCTAGGCCGTCATGGATTGCGACAAACTTCACGTATCAGAAGGGCGGGCAGTTATAGATGGAAGTTCGGTCTGCCAATCTAAGTGACGTCAACGCTATTTTCTGGCTATTGATGGATATGGCGAAGGAAAATACAACGCGAGAAGTTTCCGTTGCCGGAACGGTTGATGAGATTAGGCGCATTATTGGAATTAACGGGTGTATTGTGGTTGAGAAAGATGATATAATAGTCGGAAGCGCGGCGATAAGCCCACAGTCACCTTGGTTCACAGATGAAGTATTCTGGGGAGATAGCTGGTTTTATGTTTTGCCAGATTTCCGCGCAAGTAGAGCCGCATCGATAATGAAAAAATCATTACAGGCTTTTGCGAAACACATAGGGAAAGATTTAGTTTTAGCTGTTCATTCGACGGATAACGCCGAAAGAAAGAACAAGTTTTTTGCACGCGATGGTGAGCTAATGGGTAGCTCCTTCGTTTACAAAGTAGAGGAGAAATAAAATGGGCTGCACTTGCGAAGATGATCCAGCACCACCCGCACCTATTGTAATTAATTCAGGCCAGACTGCCGGAGCGCAAGCGGAATGGAACCAAGACGCTGCGGAGAAAACCCGCGCTCTGAATATGATCAATCAATACACGCCAGAAGGTTCTAGCGTATTTGCGCCGACCGGCGAAACGCTTGACGGCGTTGAGCAGTTTGGTGTTACTCAAACTTATTCACCAGAACAGCAAACATTATTCGATAGCCAAAACCGTATGAAGCAAGGCTATGCTGATTTTGGTGAAAGCCAACTGGCTGACGTCCAAGATATATATGGGACGGCTTTTGATTACAGCCAATTCGGTGATGCGCCAACGCTCGATGAAAATAGTCGCGCGACGGCTCGCGCTAATATTATTGCTCGTAACCAGCCTCAGATGGATCAGGCTCGGTCGGCGTTTGACACTAATATGGCGACATCTGGGATTATGGAAGGCTCGGCGGCTTACGACGACGCGCTGGCTAATATCAACCGCGCTAATAATGACTTTTACCTTGGGGCTGACGCTGCCGCCGGTAACGAAATGCAACAGCGTTACGGTTTAGACATTAACGCACGAAACCAATCGATCAACGAAGCTCTTAATCAGCGTAATATGCCGATGAGCGAAT